CCCCTACCGATCCAAGAACCTGACTGCTGCGCTGAAATTAGAGATCGAGAACCCTGAGCTAGCAGCAGCCCTGAAGGCTGAAGCGGCTCGTGGGTGATTCACGGTAAATCCCACCAAACAGAACAATGGCCGCAACATTCCAAAATTACTCCGGGGGTACATTCCTCGGCGATCTTGTTACTCGTCCTGAGTTCCTCTCTTATGTGCAAGAGGGGATCTACGAGCAGTGCAAGTTCATCCAGTCTGGCGTGCTCGTCCGCAACTCTGCGCTCGATGCCAAGGCTGGCGGCGTGCGGGTTCGCGTGCCCTTCTTCCGCCCTATCGACCCCACCGAGGAGCGGATTGAGAGCAACAACACCTGGGGAACAGCGGGAGCCGGATACCTCAGCCCGCAGCGTATTACCGCTGCCGAGCAGATCATGCCGATCCTTCGGAGAGGCTTCAGTTATGCGGTGGACGACATCAGCAAGCTCGGCTCTGGTGCTGACCCGATGGCTGCTATCCGCAGCCAACTGGCTCAGGCCATCAACAAGCTGCGCACCCGTACTCTGGTTGCCCAGCTTGAAGGCATCTTCGGCGCTGCCCTGAACGGCAACGTGGTTGACCTTGTTGGCGCTGCCACTGGTGCTGCCACCGAGGCTCAGTTCCTGAGTGCTGCCAGCCTGATTCGCGCTAAAGCCCGCCTGGGTGAGCGCGCAGATCAGCTGACCACGATCGCCATGCACCCCAACGTCTACTTCTACCTCCAGCAGGTAGGTGCGTTGGTTTTCTCGACCTCTGCTCTTAGCAGCGGCGGTTCGATCACCTGGGGTGGCGGCGGTGTGGGCCTCACGTCTACTGACGTGGCTTACTTCATGGGCCTGCGGGTCGTTGTTGACTCGCTGCTTCCCGTTGACACCAACGGCGCCAACCCTGACAAATACACATGTTATTTGCTCTCGGCAGGAAGCCTGGCAGAAGGTGAGCAGCAGGCCCTTAAGATTGAGGCAGAAAGGAACATCTTGAGTTTGCAAGATGTACTTGCTCTCTCATACCATTATGGCACGCATTTGATGGGAACGAGCTATTCTGGAACCGACAACCCCGAAAACACGGTGTTGCAAACTGCAGGTTCTTGGACTCGTGCCTACACCAGCAACCAAATGGTTGATGCTGTCAAGCTCGTGGTTTCTTCACCTTTTTAAGGTCAGGGGCTACGGCTACGCAGGGGGCTTCGGCCCCCTTTTTTGTGGCTACCTAAACTGGGGTCACCCGGCGTGATGTACGTGGTGGGAGTGATCAGGCTTTATCTGGAGCCCAGCGAACGGCTGCCGGTGTCAATGCGGCCGCATGGCTTCGTGCCGATCATTGATTGCGACCCTTCCCAGGCGCGCGATCTCAAGCGGCGCCTAACCCGTCAGGGCTATTCCGTTATTGCCGTGCCGCTGTGACCCTTCCTGTCATTACCGTCGCGCAGGCCGACGCTTACTTCCTGACCACGCCTAGGAGTGCGGCATGGGCGGCAGTCGCTGACCAGCAAATCCAGCTGAATGAAGCCAATCGCTGGCTAGGTGCGCTGTGCTTTGACCAGACCCGTGACTGCTGTGGGAGGGTCTTTGCCGATGCTTATACCGAAGCGGTTAGTGAGCTGGCGCTGGCATTAAGCCAGAACCCGACCGCGTTGATTGGTGGGGTAGCGGTTAGCAGCGTGACGGGAGCGTTGAAGAAGAACCAGCTCGGCGAGCTGAGCCAGGAGTTTTATGACGTGAAAGACGCGGCGACGGTGGCAACTAAGTACGGGCCGAATGCCCCGCTAGTGCTGCAGCGCTTCCCCTGGTTAGGTGACACCGTTGGCTGCTGGCTAAATGTGGCGACAGGCAGTAGCCGGATCATCGCCAGGGTGAGGAGCTGACATGGACTGCATTAACTGGACAGGTTGCAAGAGCGGATCCGGCTACGGCACTCGCACGGTTAACGGTCGATCTGTTACGGCCCATGCCGCCGCGTGGGAGGAGGCAAATGGCTGCCAAGTGCCTAAAGGCATGGTGGTGATGCACAGCTGCGCAAATAAGCTGTGCGTTAACCCTGAGCACTTAAGCGTTGGGACTCAAAGCGAAAACTGCAGAGAAGCCACTGCACGAGGCGTCCGCTGGAATCAGGCGGTGACGCAAGAAGAGGCTGAACTCATAAGGTGGTGCCGAAAGCAGGGTCCAAGAAAGGGCAACTACGGCTGGGCTAAAAAGACAGCTGCCGCCCTGGGCCTCTACCCGGGCACTGTCGGGCGGATCTGCCGCAATGAAACCTATCTGGAGGTGATGTAATTGGACGTTTCCGCCACGTTTACTCCGGTCGGCGTCGAGCTGATCGATAACGTCTTTCCATCTGACATCACCTTCCACCGTCGCAGGGGTGGCGGGTACGACCCTGCTACGGGAGTGGTGGCAACTGCTAGCTCAGATCACCCGATCAAGGCTGGCATCATCAGCCGTAGCCGTATCGAGGAGGGAGGCTCCAATGAGGCTTACACGATCAGCCTTTGGATTCATCATGGCGCTAGCGGGCTTGCGTTCCTGCCGCATACCTCAGACACGTTCACCTACGACGGCCTGGTTTGGCGAATAGTGGAGATCGCGCCGACCTATAGCGCTGCCACGCTGATCGCTAGCAAGATCAAGGGGAGGGCCTGATGCCTAGGTTCAACAAGGCCAAGGATCTGGAGCGCCACCTGAAGAAGGCAATGGATGCCTTGCAGGCAGAGGTGCTGATTACTGCGCAGGCAAAGCTCGGGTCTACAGCGGTGTCGCCTTACGACACGGGCAGGTTTCGCAGCTCATGGTTTGCTGCCGAGGGCTCAGCTAGCAGCGAGGTTCCCCCCGAGGGCGCCGACAGCCCGAACACCGATGCCACTGGCTTGCGGGTTGATTCGAGCAAGACATATCACCTCACGTCGAGCTTGCCTTACGCCCAGAGCGTGGCGATCGAAGGCAACGTGGTATCTCAGCCTAAGACGTGGTTCACCTCGTTCCGCAACGAAACTATCCCCCGCATTCAGGCGGCTGCTGCCAAAGTCGTGAAGCAGGAGTTTTCTCTCTAATGGCACTGCAAGACGTTCGCGGGTACTTCGAGCGGCTGACTGCTGATGCGTTAGCCCCCACGATTGACTTCACCTCGATCGTGTTCGATAACTACGGCGAGGAGCCGCCTGTTCAGTCCACCCGCGCCTGGGCGGTGATCAGCCTGGCGTTTGATGGCGTGACGACTGACGTGGTGGGTTGCCAAGGCGGCGATGATCTGCGCGGCAGTCTGCAATGCACGATCTACACCCCGAAGAACACAGGCGCTAAGGGTGGTGAGGATCTGGCGGCAGCAGTGCTGGCGGCATGGCACAGCATCAACCTGACGCTGCCTGTTAACCCGATGCAGCCACACACCCGCAATCAGACGGGGCCGATGGTGCTAGCGCAGACTGACCGCCCGTGGCAGGCAACAACAGTGACCTGCGGGTTCCGTGCTAAGGCTCCGTAGACTGGCAATAGCCTGACCCCCGCAGGTGATAAACACGCCCCCACATGTTGTTTACCTAGGTAACTCAAGTGCCAATCGCTTGTAGCCAAACCGTGCTGACCGGGGCCGATGGCTCCATCTGGTTCCAGCCGGCTGCCACCCAGTTCTGCCTCAAGGACTTCAGCGACTTCCCCGCTGGCACCAGCATCACTGTCCCTGCCGACAACGACTTCAAGGTCGGTGATCCAGTCAAGTTCACCGAAGAAGGGACTGGCAACCTGGATTCGGCACTTACTGCTTCGACTGTTTACTACGTCGTCGCCCGCACTGCCACGGTGATCGGCGTGTCAGCTACAGCTGGCGGCGCTGCTATCACCCTCAACGGTGACGGTGGCTCTGGTACTGCCGACACCGCTGGCGCAGCCAATCACATCAAGATTGACTTCGCCGAGTTCGCCGCAGTCTGTCAAGTCAAGTCATTCTCTCTCGATTTGAGCAGGGAAGAGATTGATACCACGTCCCTTCCCTGTGGCGTCGGCGGGGGCAATAGCACCATGGCTTCGTTCCGCACCATGCAGGCTGGCTATGCCAGCGGCAGCGGCACGATGGAGGTGCAATTCACCAGTGACCAGACATCCCTGGCCAACCGCCTGCTGGCTAACAGCATGAGGAAGAACCAGGGTGGCGCCGAGGTTCGCCTCTACGTCAACACTGTGGCCGGTACTGGTGGTCAGCCCGACCTGGCCAACAGCCTCTACATCGAGGCCCCGATCAGCATCATGGGCTTCTCGATCAGCGTCAGCCCCGAGGAGGTGATCACTGCATCATTGAACTTCAGTCTTTCTGGGCAGCCCACCAAGCTGTTCGTCTGATTGATCGGACCATCGAGCCCCTGCCTTCGGGTGGGGGCTTTTTTATGGGTAGCCTGCTTGGGCGGTGGTGACTCCCGCCGGGCAGTGTGGGGGGCTGATGCCCTCCTGGCCTGTCTATAGTGCTAGAGAGTCACACGAATACGCATGGCTACAGCACTTGAGCGGCTAAAAGCAGCCGTAGCGATGAAGGCTACCCG